ATTGCGTTTGCGATCATGCTCACGCCGAAGGACAAGGAAAACATCGCTTCGATGGCCGAGGACGCCACGATCTACTGCACGTTCTACGACGACCAGGATCCGGCGGAGATCGCGGAGATCGAGGACTGGATGGAATCGCTGAAGCAGCAGGAGCACGACGCAGCGGCCCGGGTTTTCGCGCTGTTGCTGGGAGTCAACAGGAAGAAGAGAGGCTGATGCCTTCTGGCAACGGCACCAACGGCGCCCGCCGCGCGCAGGCGGCCCGAGACGTCTGGGACAAGCTCAGCCCAGAGGAGAAGGCTGCACGCGTAGCAGCGAACAAGGCGAACGGTCACAAGGGCGGGCGCCCACGCAACGGCGACACGCGCATCGTCGAACGCCGGCTCGTGGACATGGCACGCAAGCGCGGGATCCCGGCGCTCGTCACGTGCGTCGATTATTGGGTTGACGTGTCGAAGGGTCGGTACAAGGACGCGACGCACTCGGATCGCATGCGGGCGACCGAGAACCTCGCGAACCGGCTCGGGCTCCCAGCCCGGACCGAGACCGTGATCCCGAAAGCGATCCCGGTGAAGCTGGTTGAGATCGCTGGTTGGCGTGATGGGCAGGGCCAGTTCCACGATGAGAAACCACCAGGATGGGCGGCCGGCGATGACGACCGGGGTACAGAGCAGCCGCACTGAGCCGGGGACGAAGTTCGAGCCCAACAGCTACGCTCAATGGCGCGTGCTCGCGAGCCCGGCGAAGGAAGTCCTCCACAGCTCCGCCTACGGCAAGGGCAAGACGCGTGGGATCTGCGAGGCCGCCGACTTCGACTGCCGCATGTTCCCGGGAAACCTCGTCACGTTGTCTCGCAAGACGCTTGCCTCGATGTGGACCACGACGCTCAAGGTGCTGCTCGACGAGGTGATCGACCAGGAGCACCGGTCCTGGGGATGGAAGCCGCATGCCGACGGTGGCGCGACGCTCTACTACCCGAACGGATCGCAGCTCATCTGCGTGGGGCTCGACGATCCCGGCCGCGCTCGATCGGCGGCGGTCGGCTCCTGGTACATCGACCAAGGCGAGGAATTAGCCGAGGAAGAGTTCGAGACTGCCGCGGGGCGGCTCCGTCTCGGTTCGATCCCGGCAGGACGAAGGCGCATCGTCGCGGCGGTGAATCCAGAGAACAAGAGCCATTGGTTGTTCAGGCGTTTCCGGCCAGACAAGGCGCCCAAGGGTGGGAGCTACTACCAGCACACGCAGCACGACGTGACGCTCCCGAACAGCGTCGTGATCCCGAAGGGCAGGCTGTTCCGCGAATGCGTGGTGAGCAGCGACACGGACAACCTGGAGAATTTGCCCGAGGACTATCTGTTCCGGTTGTCGCAGCTCAAGGGCGTCTACCGGTTGCGCTACTACGAGGGCTTATGGGTTGCCTTCGAGGGCGCGATCTATCCGCACTTCGACGCGCGGGTCTGCGGTACGCACGTGGTCAAGCGCCCGGTCGAGTGGCTGCAGTGGGGCGGTTATCCGCCGCCGCATTGGCTCAGGTATCGGGCCTGCGATTTCGGGTTCGACCCATCGCCGTTCGTCTGGCAGTGGTGGGCGAGAGAGCCCGGGGCCAAGCGGTTCTGGTGCTACCGCGAGATCTACCGGACCCGCACGCTGGTCGAGGACCACGCCGAGAGGATCCTGGCCGAAGAGGACAAGGAGCTGAAGCGACTGCGCGAATGCGCGCTGGAGATCGCGGCCTCGGCAGAAGAGGCGCGGGAGTGGGGCAAGTACCTGCGTTCGATGGAGTTCGAGTACACGTTCGCGGACCACGACAAGGAAGACCGAATGACGTTGGCGCGCCGCGACATCGACACGCAGCCGGCGAATAAGGACGTGTCAACAGGGATCCAGACGGTGTACCAGATGCTTTCGCTTGACGAGGACGGTGAGCCTGGAATACGTTTCTGCGAAGACGCCCTCGTCGAGCTGGACGAAAAGCTCGCGGCCGAAGAGCGTCCTACCCGCTCGTGGGAAGAGTTCGAGGGCTACATGTGGCAGAAGCAGATCGAAGGGAGGTCGCCTCGTGAGGAGCCCGTGAAGATCGACGACCACGCGTGCGACGCGACGAGGTACTTGTTCAACACCCTGAAGATGATCGGAGAGCTATGATGCCACAGCGAGAGGATCCGCCCGCGGTCGATCCGACCCCGGACGGAGAGCAGCCAACCGCGGAGCCGGACGGAGAGCCGGTTGGCGGAGAAGCGGAAGCGGAGTAATACGCGGGGCGGCACCACGCCGCTCAGCCGCCGAGGATAGGCGCGACACGAGAGTCTCGGAGCCTCGGCAATGGGTGTGACGAGAGATCAGCGCGAACAGGCGGTGGTGAGAACCGCTCGCCTGTTCGTCGCGGATCAGAATCTAACCACACGCCAGAACCTGATAAACGCGGCTGCGCGGATGGCGCAGCCGCCCGCACTCGATCTCGGGTGGGTGCCGCCGGTGATCTCGTGATCTGGCTCGATCGCGTCAAGCGGCTATGGGGCGGCGCGACCGGCACGCAGCCCGAGTCCAGCGTTGCCACGGAAGCGCGCGTCGTCCCGCCCGCCGATACCGATCAGAACACCATCACGCTCCCCGGGGTGTTCGAGGAAGAGGAAGAGCTCACTTACGGTCGCGCATTCGAGCTGGTGCCGTCGGTCTACCGCGCGGTGTCGCTGCTCTCGACCAACATGGCGATGCTGCCGTTGCGGTTCTTCCGTTCCGACGACGACAGCAAGGAGTACCTCAAGCCGGGCGAGCACCCGATCGTAGACAAATGGCGCAAGCCGAACTCGATCGAGACCGACTTCCAGTTCATGGAAAAGCTGGAGGCGTCGCTCGACATCAACGGCAACGGCTACCTCTACGTCGAGCCGATCAAGGGCATCGACGGACCCGACGTTGACCTGAACGTGTTGCCGGCGCATCTGACGAATCCGGTCTGGATCAAGGGCCGGCTGTCGCACTACGCGCTGCGATGGCACGGGCGCGAGATCAGGCTCGACAAGGATCTCGTCATCCACATCCCGCTGTTCTCGCCAGCATGGGGCCGGAAGGGCATGAGCCCGCTCTCCTCGGCCGGGCTCGCGTTCCGCACCCAGCGTCTGTCGCAGCGGTGGGTCCACGCGCTCTACCTGCGCGGCGGCGAGGCCACCGGGCACCTGGAATCCGAGACCGGGATCTCGGCTGAGAAGCGGCGTCGCTTGGAGCTTCAGCTCCGCAAGCGAAACCAGGGACCGGAGGGCTACAAAAACATCATCGCTCTGCCACCGGGAGTGAAGCAGACGAAGACGATGCTCACGCCGCAGGAGCTTCAGTTCATCGACCAGTACAAGCTGACGAAGGGCGATGTGTACGAGGTGTATGGGATCCCGCCGTGGATGGTCGGGATCAAGGAAGGCGGCGGCCTAGGCGATGCCGGGTCGCGAACCGACGAGCGGCTGTTCTGGAAGAACACGATCGGCCCGCGGGCATCGAGAATCTCGCGGCTGATATCTGAGAGGCTCATCCCGCTCTTCGACGACACCGAAGGACTCGAATGCGAGTTCGATTTCTCCGGCGTCGAGGTGCTGAAGCTGATCCAGATCGAGATCGCGAAGGAAGGGAAGAACGTCACCGGGAAGTCGTGCGTCACGGTGAACGAGTTCCGGACCAAGTACCTCAACCTGGAGCCGCTTGAAGGCGAGGAGTTCGACACGATCTCAACGCCGGATCCGTTCGGGTTCGGGCCGCCGCCAGCCAATCAGCCTCCACCTCCTACCGTAGACGACGCGCAGGATGAAGCAGCTCGACGTACAGCCTGGAAACGCGCGCACATCAATCGCCTCACCAGGCTGACGCGACCGATGGCCAGGGTGTGGGTAGAGATCTTCGAGCGACAAGAGAACCGAGTGCTCGCGACGGTGAGGTCGGCCGACCTGCGAGCGGTTGGCGATGACTTTGATGCCGAGCAAGACGAGATCGCCTTGTTCATCAGAGCGGTCACGGCGATCGTTCAGACGCAGGGGCCAGCGGCCCTGGCGGTGCTCGGCGTGGCCATCGACTTCGATCTCACCACCGCGTCCGTGCAGTGGTACATCCGGCACCATGCGCAACGCACTATCGTCGGGACCACGGAAACCACGCGGGCGCTGCTTCGGGAACGCATCGCCGAGGTCCAGGCGCAGGGTGGCGGGCTAAACGAGACGGCGAAGGCGGTGCGTGAGGTGTTCGAGCAACGGCGTGAGAACGCGCTCGATATCGCGCGGACCGAGGTGACGCCGGCCTACAACTTCGCGACCACCGAGGCATGGGAGCAGTCGGGCGTCGTGGAAGGCTCGCAATGGGTGGCCGTGGACGACGAGCGCACGAGGGAGGCGCACGCCGACGCGGATGGGCAGATCGTCCCGCTCGGGCAAGGGTTCGAGGTCGGGGGCGAGCTGCTGCGATTCCCAGGCGATCCGGCCGGTAGCGCCGAGAACGTGATCAACTGCCGCTGCGGGTTGCTGGCGGTTCTAGGGGCGCCGCAAGCGGGCCGAAATGGGCACGGGAAACTGCCAGACAGGCTCGCCAAGTACTTCGCGAAGGAGAGCATTGCGCGTGCGATCCAATCGAGGTAGGATGCAGGTCCGCTGTAAGTGCGGGGCGACGGTGATCGTCAGCCCCAAGGAGCTCAAGGCGAAGTGCGAGGAGTGCGGGAGAACTGTCAGGCTAGGGATTAGGCGCGGCATCGAATCCGAACGTTCGGAGGAGAAGTGCGCAGGGATCTCAAGACCTGGCTTCAGGACGCACTGAAGCACCCGACCACGGAATCGGTGGGGCGGCTGCTCGCGGACGAAGAGACCGCTGCAGAGCGCCTCGCGCCGCGGATGTCGAAGATCAACAAGATCGCGCTCGTCCCGCTCGGGCCTGACGATGTGTTCGTCAGGGGCGCCAACATCTGCAACAACGTGATCGACTACTACGACAGCCGATTCACGGAGAAAGCCCTCCGCCAGATCGCTCGCCTCATCCCCGGCGCCCCCATGACCCGCGGCCACCAGATGGATCATTGGGCTTACGCCGCGACCTTCGACGCCGACGTACTGGAGAACGAGAAGGCGAAGAGCCAGCGCCTCAAGGAGCTGCGCGATGTGGGGCTCGCCGATTGGGTGCGCGGGCTCTTCTTCTGGCCGAAGGCCGCGAGCTGGGCGAACGATCTTCGTGTGAGAATCGACGGCGGGCTCACACGCGAGGTCTCGGCGCACTGGAGGTTCGAGAAGGCCACGTGCTCGATCTGTTCCGAGGACATCCGCCGCTGCCCGCACATGCCGGGCGAGGAGTACGAGAACGCCGACAAGACGAAGAGTCGCTGTTTCTACGAGATGGAGCAGGTCACGGAGTACCTGGAGACCGGCTTCGTCGTGAGAGGCGGGCAAAAGAACACCGCGATTTGGGGACCAGGAATGGAAGAGGCGGCCGAACGAGTTCTGTTCGGTGAGGCGATCCGCGAGATCAAGTCGCGGAAGACGATGTGGGACGAGTGGAAGCGGTCCCTGGATCAGACGAACGGAACGGTGTCAGCCGCCGGTTGGCTCGGGCGTGGGCTCGGGCGTCGCTAGGCGAGCGGAGGGAGACGAAACATGAAGCTCAAGCGCGCAGCCGGCGGCGGCCTCAAGCTGAAAGAGGCGCGGGCGCAGCAAGTCGAAGACGACAAGAAGTTCGAGGAGGAGCGCAAGGCGGAGATCGCGACCATCGAGATCGAAGCGCCGCCGCTGCGTGATCTGGGGAAGGTCGAGCTGAAGGAGCCGGACGACGCGATCAAGGCGATCGTCGAGGTGCAGGACTACGCGCGCGAGCTGAAGAAGCGCGGCGACTTGCACGGCGAGGCGATGGTCAAGTTGTCGGCCGGGCTCAAGAAGGCGCACGAGCGGTTGCTCGAAGCCGACAAGTTCATGCGCGAGGCGCAGCGGATCGCGCCGCAGCGATCCTCGGCGCGCGCCGACCTCGGGTTCCTGCCGGCCGGGGCGCGGAAGCAGCTCTACCGGACGCTGGCAACCACGAATCCGTCGAAGCTCGGGTACGCGGCGATGTTCGAGCGGTCGGGGATCACGTTGCCACCGCACATCGCGGCGTTCGTGAAGCGCGGTGGGGCCGACGAGAACACCCAGGCGCGGCTGTTGGAATGGCAGGCGGCCAACGATATCTGCGTCGTGACCGACATGGTGCTCGCCGCGAATCCGGAGTCGAGCTACGGGTCGATCCCGCGGCCCCAGCGCACCAAGCGGCTGCGCGTGTACCGCGACTTCAGGCAGCTCTCAGAGGAGATGCGTGAAGCCGCGATGGACACCGCCACCGCTGGCGAGGGCCTGGAATGGGTGCCAACCATCCTCAGCTCGCAGCTCAAGGAGCTGATCAACGCCGAGCTCCAGCTCTCGCAGTCGTTCGATTGGGCGACCATGCCTGGCAAGGTCTGGGACAACCCGGTCGAGGGCGCGGACGCGATCGCGTATCTGGTCGCCGAGGCGCTGGACGATCCCGCGGCCGCGAACGCCAAGCCGACGGCCTCGGTCCCGGGAACGCGGAAGATGACGCTCACCGCGGTGAAGCTCGCGGCGCGCGTCGTGCTGTCCGCCGAGAGCGAGGAAGACCTCGTGATCCCGGCGGTGCCGCATGTTCTGGCGCGGGTGGCGCGGGCGATTGCCAGGGGCCGCGAGAAGGCGCTGGTCGATGGCCAAAAGTCTGGCACGATCGACACCGGCGACGTTCCGGGGGCGACCGACGTTCGGGCTGCGTGGGACGGGTTGCGCAAGGCCCAGAAGGTGGTGGGCGCGTCGCTGGAAGTCGATCTCTCGACGCTCTCGGCCGAGGGTCTGGCCAACATGCGCGGGGTGCTGAAGGAATACGGCCAGGCGCCGGAGGATCTGGTCTGGACGACCGGCTACAGCGGGATGATCCGCCTGCTCACGCTCTACGACAAGGCGACGGGCGGGGTGCCGTTCGTGCTGTTCGCGAATCAGTTCGGGGCCGACAATACCATGCGGCGCGGCGTGCTGATGGAGATGCTCGGAAGCCCGGTGGTCGTGAGCCAGTTCGTCCGCGAGGATCTCAACGCGTCTGGGATCTTCGACAACGTGACGCTGACCAAGACGATTCTGCTGCTCTCGAATCGGCGCGCGTTCCAGGGTGGCGAGCGGCGCTCGATGACCGTCCGCCGCAACGACACGCTGAAGATGGAGACCGATCAGATCCTGGTGATGGGAACCTGGCGCGGTGATTTCCAGAAGGCGAACTTCGCCGGCACGCAGCGGTTCGTGGCGCTCGGCAAGAACATCGCTTCCTACTAACAGCAGGCGCGAGGAACCAACGAGGGGCCGAGGACATCCCTCGGCCCCTTACTCACGGAGGTGGATAATGACAGAGAACCAGCCGACGTCGGCTGCGGCTGCCGCAGCGGCCACCGCACCGCAGCCACTCGACCCGGCGACCACGGTGTTCATGCACTTCGTTGGCGAAGAGTACCGAGGCAACGACTCGGGTGACGGGAAGTTCGTCCGGGCGATCAGGGGCGAAGTGGTCGCGATGACCCACAAGAACGCGATGCGGGTGCTGGCAGACTTTCCAGACGAGTGGAAGGAGTCATCGAAGGGCGACTTCGAGAAGAGCGAGGCGAAACGCCGCGATGCGGAGAACAAGCGACGCGAGGCGCTCGCGAAGCGCGAGACGGCCGATGAGGCGCGGGCGAAGCGCCGTGCGCTACGGGAGTCAACCGGAGAAGCCGACGAGGACGAGGGGTAGTCGATGAATCCGGCGGACCCGGTAGACGCTGTCGATCCTTACTCGGTCGTCACGCTCGACGACGTGCGTACCGCCATGCAGCGGGAGTCGTCGGGCGACGACTGGTTGTTGGTCAACGCGATCAACGCGACGCGGGCCGTGATGGAGATGCAGACGCGCCGCAAGTTGATGGAGCGGATCTGGGCTACTCCGACGACGATCGCATGCACGACCACGGTGGACAGCGTTGACGTGACTGGCGGTTCCGGGTTCACGTCGCTGGTCGGCGGTGTCGGGCTTGACGCGCTCGGGGCCAGCCTGTCGTTCGGGTCGCGGGTCGCCTTGATCCAGAGCGCCACGGCGTTGAAGCTGGACCGCAGGGCAAAGGTTGGCGGCGCCACGTCCATCACGTTTGGCCGTGGCCACTACGGCTTCCGGCATGACGGCGGCGAGCAGGTGCTGCTTCCACAGTTTCCGGCCACGACCGTGTACAGCCTCAAGGTGCTCGGGTCATCTGGCGACCTGACGACGATCGATCTCGCCAACGCGATCCTCGATGAAGCCGCTGGGATCTTGCAGCTCACGTCCGGTTCGATCGCGCGTGACGATTGGTGCCAGGCGGAGTTCAAGGCCGGAATGCGACCGCCATCGAACACGGATATCGGGCATGACGAGTTCTCGCGGGTGCAGCAGATCGCTCATCGGCTCGTGCAGGTGCTGTTCAGCGACTACAAGCACCTGCTGGGCCGAACGATCGAGGTGAATATCGGCAACCACGCGATCCGGTTTCTCAACCTGAAGTTTCCCGAGGACATCAGGGAAGGGCTCCGCGAGCTGGAGCGGATCGAGGTCTGATGCCGATCATTGAGGTCAGAGGCATCAAGCAGGTGGAGGCCAGGCTGAAGCGGGCGGGCGTGAAGATCACGCAGACGCAGAAGGAAGCGGTGCAGGTAGCGACGATCATGCTCAGGAACGAGGTCTTCAAGCGCATGTCGGCGAAGACTCAGCCGGCAGGATTCTGGGGGGTGCGGAGCCCGGAGGGGCCGTTCCTCGGGGTCAGGTCTGGGACCACGCGCCGCGCACTCTCGCCTGGGCGTGTGACGGTACTCGGCAACGAGGTGGTGGGAGTGGTTGGGCATCCATCGAAGCACGTAGCGTTCCTGGAAGAGGGAGGGTTGATCTCCGCGAAAGGCCAGTACCTGCGTATCCCGACCGCGGAGGCCATGACGCCTTCCGGCGTGGATCGGCTAGCCGGCAGGTCGGCGAAGGGCGTCGCTGGGCTCTTCATCATCACCAGCAAGGCCAAGCGGTTGTGGATCGTCGCTCGCGACGGCTCGGGGCCGCACGCGAGGCTCAAGCTCATGTACCTGCTGGTCAACAGTGTGAGAATCGAGGGCAAGCACATCTTCAAACGTTCGCTCGAAGCCATGAGGGATCCGATCGGGACCATGTTCCGAGGACGCGTCAAGCTAGCGTTGCGAGAGGTAGCCGGTGGCCGGTAGAAGCGATCCCCGCGAGATCGTGATCCTCGACATCCTGGTGCAGCAGGTGTTCGCGAAGATCGGGCGGGATGGTGGCTCGGCTCGCTGGTGGAACGCACCATCGGTGCAGGAAGGGATCGCGGAGGCGTGGTCGGTGCCAGAAGGCTCCGCGATCTACGTCGAAGTGGACGGCACCGAAGAGATGTTCGCAGGGACCGGTGGGATCAACGCCGGTGTCCACATGACGCGGTGCATGTTCACCGCGTGGTGCGTGGTTGCGGACGCAGAGCGGCCACATCGCCGGCTCTGGCAACTGAAGCGCGATGCTTTGAAGTCGTTGTACGAGAGCGAGGATCTGCTGATGAAGCCCGGCGTTGCCGAGGCAGGCGTATGGTTCGTCAGCTACTACTACGATCGCGATCGAAGCCGGGATGGCCTGTCGGTCGGGCGGCTCCAGCTCAAGGCTGAATATCAGCCTACGCACTCGGATCCATAGAGCGCGGGGAGGTGAACGATGGCCACGGGCGTAGGGTACAAGAGCTACATGCAGTTCGTGGAGGAAACGGTCTACGGAACGGGCGTTGCGGCGGCGTTTCGGTACGAGTTGATCAGCGCCAACGTCCAACCGCAGATGGGGACGATTCCGGACCCATCGCTCAACAACGCCAGGAGCCGCCGGGCGCTTTACCAGGGCGGTTTGTTCTATCGCGGGACCATCCTGCTGCGGCTGAACTTCGATGGGCTGATGAAGCTCTTCAAGATCGCGCACAACAACATCACGACCACCGTGGTCGAGGCCGCCGTTTCCTCCGACCATATTTGCAGGGAGGGGACGCTCAGCCCGGGCTCGCTGACGGTCGAGCTGGTGGAGGGCGATATCCCGGTCGGAAAGGCCCAGCGATTGCTCGGCCTCAAGATCTTGGGCTACACGGTTCGTGGCACGGCCGGGCTCGGGGCAGACGCGATGCTCCAGGTCGAGCTCGAAGTGATCGCGAAGGACAAGGTGACGAACTTCACCGTCACGCCCGCCCTCACGCCGCCCGGCGTCAACCCGGTGCTTTTTCACCATGGCCTGACGATCGACAACGGAACGGCGACCGCTGGTATCCGGGTGCGCTCATTCGAGGTCTCGTTCGCGACGCCGCTCACAGACGATCGTTTCTACCTCGGCTCCAAGAACATCGACGAGCCGCTGCCGAACGACTTCTTGCGCCCGACCTGGCGAATCACGGAGGAGTTTCAGGATGTCAACGCGCTGGCCGCGTTGCAGGCGGCAACCGTCGGCACGCCGCAGCTCATCTTCAGGGGCGGGGCGCTGGGGGCCAACTTCTACGAGTTCGAGATGCGGTCGAACAAGACGCTCTTCACCGAGCACAGCACGCCGGTTGAGGGCTACGGCATCATCCTGATGACGACCGCGCAGGAGGCTTACAACGACCCGACGGACGCCGCCGCGCTACTGGTGAGGTTCCGCAACGGCACGATGACAGCGCAGTAATCTCTTGCAGTAATCTCTAACGCCTAGGAGGGCGCAGCAATGGAACAGCAGCAGCAGGCAACGTGCATCGACGACATCCTGATTCCATCCGAGATGGTGGAGCTGACGCGGCTCCGTCGTAACGATGGTGGCGCGGTGGTCGTCCGGTGCGAGCCGGTGATGGAGTTCGGCGCGATGATGGACGAGCTTCGGACGTTGCCCGGTCGCCCCGGGCTATCAGAGTCCGAGCTGGAACAGGCGAAGGCCGAGACCAGGGAGAAGTTCAAAGAAGACCCGGACGCGCTCAAGCGTCTGATGATTCCGGTGGTGGAGGCGGGGACTTCTTTCGTGCGCAACGACGGCACGGAGCAGCGCCCCGCCTTCTGGTTCAAGGCGCCGGTCGAGGGGGCGATCCCAGGGCGCGTGCTTGGGATCGTGGATCTGGGGAATATGTTCGCGGCCATCATGCGACTCAACGGCTACTCGGGAGGTGCCTCGGACGAGGTAGCCTTTCCTCCTGGAGGAGAGCGGGGGACCGATGGCGGTGGAGATCATGGGGCTGGCCAAGGCGATGGGCAAGCGCCCGAGCGAGATCTGGCCTTTCCGCAGGAAGGCGCTGGATAGGTTCCAGGCGTTCGCGTTCGACTTGACGGTCAGAAGGGCCGCGAACAAATACCACGACTGGCAGATCGCACAGGCTGCCGCGTCGGGCAAGGATGCGTTCAGTCTCGCGCTGACGATTATGAGAAAGCAGCTCCTGGAGTGAAAAGATGCCTGACGCGATCGAGATCCTGATTCGAGCAAGGAACGAATCGAATGCCGCGATCTCACAGGCGATCGGTCAGCTCGGTCGCCTGAACGCAGCCAGCAGTCAGCGGCGCGGGACCGACGTGATGCAGGGCTTGAGGCAGGCCGCGCAAGAGCTGAATCCTGCGCTTGCCGGCGCCACCGGCAGGATGGGTGCGTTCGCTACTGCGGCGGGCGCGCTGGGTCCGATCGGTATCGCGGTTGCGGCCGCGGCGGCCGGGTTTCTGGCGATGGGCGCCGCGATCGCGATCGCAACCACCAAGCTCCGCGAGCTGGGGGCGCAGGCCGAGCGCATCCACAACCTGAGCCAGGCCACTGGTGTGGCCGGTGAGGCGATCCAGGGCCTCAAGGTGGGGGCCGAGGATAGCGGGCTCTCGTTCGGCATCGTCACGATCTCGCTCCGGTTCCTTAACCGAGCGATCGCGGAGAACAACTCGGCGCTCGCGGCGGCCGGAGTCACGAGCAGGAACACGCATCAGGCGCTACTCCAGCTTGCCGACGCGTTTCAGGCAACCGCGGACGGGCCGGAGAAAACCGCCTTCGCGATCTCGGTGCTCGGCCGACAGGGGAACGAGCTCATCCCGCTGCTCAATCGCGGCAGTGCCGCCCTGGAGCAGTTCACCGCAGCCGGCAAGGCTGCCGGCGTCATCCTCGGCGGCGATACGCTCACGCAGCTCAAGGAGCTGGACGACCAGTTCGATGACCTGGGACGGAGCGTTGAGGGGTTGAAGATAGCCTTTGCCGTCACGCTGACGCCGGTGGTCGAGAGAATGATCGACCGTGCGATCGGGCTCGCCGATGCGATCCAGGAAGCTGGCGTCAGGTTCCAGCTATTCCAGGCGGCGCTGGAGCTGTTCTCTCGCGGAGAGCCGTTCCAAGCCGGGATCGTACTGCGGCAGATCGATAAGATCATCGAGGCGATGCGAGAAGCGAAGGCGGAAGCGCGGGCAGGCGGAGAAAAGACCATCTGGCAGCTCTGGTCAGAGCAGGGGCGGCTGGCCGAGATCGACCTGCTCCGACTGCTAAAGTTGAGCGATGAAGTGCTGAAGCAGCTCGGCACCAGCCGTCCGCTGTTGGAGTTGGCGATCAGCGGGCTGCCGGACTTGGATAAGGCAAGGCTGGCACAGGAGGCGGCGGCGAAGGCCGCGCAGGAACACGCGAATCGCATCCGCGAGGTGGTGGCGCTGCTTGGGGTCGAGATCGCCCAGGCGGAAACCATCCTGCGTCTCATCGACCGACGAGAGCGCGAGGAACGGAAGCGAAAGCTCAGGGAGGGGGCAGGAATCGAGGTGCCGGGCGTCGAGGTCAAGGGCAAATCCTTCGACCAGACGTTCGACGACATCAACCGCTCGATCGACCTGATGCTGCTCGGTGCCGAGAGGGGCGCACAAGGGCTGGACGTGATGATCGACAAGGCGGCCAGCGAAGCGCCGAGCGCGTTCCAAAAGATGGTCGCCGACTGGACTGGCACCATCGACGAGATGCTAAGTGCTGCGGCCACCTTCGATCTGGCGATCCACGAGTTGTGGGGCAACCTTGGCAACGCGATGCAGGGTATCGTGGATGACATCTTCGCTGGGACCGGCAAGATACTCGGGGTGATCCAGAAGCTGGCGAAGGCGGTGCGTGACACGATCATCCAAGTCCTGATCGACATCGCGGCGAAGCTCGTGTTGCTCGGGATTCTAAAGGTGTTAGGGATTCTCTTTCCAGCCATCGCACCATTCACAGAAGCCGCTTCTGCTGGGATACGCGGAGGCGCCGGACCACGGCAAGCCCAGCCGGCGACCGGCGCCAACACGCTAGAGGGGGCACCGCCTTCAACCATCGACGACAACGCTGCGAGATGGGAAAGCGTGGTTGACCAGACGGCTGAAGCAGCATCCGCCTTGGCGCTTGCCAATCAGGACGCGGCGACTGCGATGCGCCGACTCTCCAGCGACGCTGGGCGGGTCGATCTCATGGCGTTTGCGTCCGCCGGCCGGGCAGCCGCTTCGTTTTCAGACCGCCTAGGAAGAATCGACGCGACGCCAATCAAGGCCGCAATTCTAGGTCTCTCTGACAACCTTGACCAGGTGGATCTCATGCCGTTCTCGGGCGCAAGCCAGCCGATAGAGCGTGCGCCGTTGACCGTCATGGCCACCGATCGCTTCGCCGCTGGCGGAGGAGAACTGGCGGAGGAACGCAAGGTCACGTTTAACATGAGCGTCCAGGCGTTGGACGCGAAGAGCTTCGCTGACTACATGCAGTCGCCGATGGGCACCGGACGCCTCCAGCAGATCGCTGAAGCGGCGCTGCTACCGATCTAGGGAGCGCAGGTGGCGAACATCGTGATCTTGAAGAAGAATGCGTTGAGCGACGGTGTGACGGTGCTCAAGAACCTGAGCGGCGGAGGCAGCGGCATCCAGCAAGATCCGGACTGGAAGATGGAGAACCTAACGAGCCCGGATCGGTACACCTACTGGCGAATGGACTCGACGTTGGCAGCCGCGACGCTCGATGTGGATTTCGACCTCGGATCGTCGCAGCTCATCAGCCACGTGTGTTGCACCGTGTATCGCTTCTACGGGTCGGTTGGGTTCTTGACGGCGGACTTCTTCATCTTCTACGACAACGGCAGCGCCTATCCGCCAGCGGCGTGGACCGACGATGGTTTCTTCCTCCAAATGCTGAAGAACGACGACGTGCTGGTATTCGATCGAACCTGCCGGTTCCTGCGCTTCGAGTTCGTGAGCCCAGGAACGCCCTTCGCCCTCTCGTTCAAGCTGTGGGCCGTGAGGGCCTCGGACAAGATCGAGCTCGCCCACGACTGGGGCCTGGAAACCGAGTTCTCGAACCGGCGTATCAAATCGAGCGTGAGGAGCCCCAGCGGGTTGTTGTTCGAGTTCGAGCCGCAGCAGTCCCACGCCTCTGACGTTGCGGGAGCGAGGCTGATTCTCAGCACGGCGTCGTTAACCGAATGGCAGACGCTCAGGGATGGGCTTGCAGGAATCAGCTCTAGGTTCATCGTTCTCGATACCGTGAACAGCCGAATCTACGAGACGACGTTGCCAGAGGGGAAGATCGAAGCCGACCGGCGCTTCTCCAACCTCTACAGCATCGTCCTGCCGCTGGAGGCGCACGCTTGAGTATCATGCGGTTATACCGGCAGAACATAGTAGTCTCTAACGGAACGTTGAAGAACGCGCCGAGCGAAGACGCGAACTTTCCGGCATCAAACGCCAAGCTCAGGAGCCGGTTCAGGTTCTACCGTTCCGGTATCACGCCGGGAACGCCGGTCAACTTCGATTACGACAACCTGGTCGCATTCGGAATCAAGAGCGTCGGGCTGGCGAACATCAGGGCCTATCGAGGAACCGTTGGAATCACCAGCCTGGAAATGTTCTACGGCACCGGATCCGTCTACCCGCCGACCTGGGTGCAGATCCTGACGCCGCAGACCGTGACGACCATCGACAACGATCTCATGTGGGACATCACGCCCACCACCGCCAGGTTCTGGAGATTCCAGATCAACAACGCCGGGCAGTTCTCTATGAAGCCCTGGATCGTTAAAACCACGGACGTGGTAGACCTACAGGAAGGTTTCAACATGAGGGAGGCCGTGCGCCGTATACGGGCGCCGGAAAAACCAACGCTGCTGGGCTCCGTGGTGTTCACCGACCTCGGGGTCGGGAAGGCTCAGACGATTACCGAGTGGACCTTCAAGGACACGGCCAGCAGCACCCAGAAGAGCGCGGCGCTCGCAGCGCAGAACGGCCGCGACAACCCGAACCCGATCTTCAGGGACATCTACGGCCGCCACCTACAGGTAACGCCGCTCGATCCGCTACTGAAATGGCGCAGGTCGGGGATCACGATCGCCACCAGGGTCGAGATGGGGCAAGCGTTGGGGCAGCTCCCGTAGATGGCAACCGCAGCGTTTCTCAAAGAGGCTAGACGGTCCGACGCGCCGCTCATCCCGATGGTGAAGGTCTTTCTCACCAGCCCCAGCGTCAAGACGCTCTTTCTCTCTACCAACTTCATCGAGGTCGAGACTTCTGGGATCTTCCAGCTCTGGGAGGGTGCGATCGTGTCGGTCGATCCGATCCGCGTAGACGGATCGAATCTTGGCACTGGGCTGGAGCCGGTCACGGCCGGGTTCACGATGGCAACGCGCGCGGCGCTCGGGTTCCAGACCGCGGAGACCGATAACATCTCCAAGCTCCTCAAGGACTACCGGTGGATCGGCGCGAAGGTCGAACTCTACCTCTGGTCGCAGACGCTCACGAGCTTCTCGGACGCGTTGCTCGAATACACCGGGGTGATCGGAAACTACCGGGTCGATGGGGACGAAGTTCACTTCCCGCTCACGCAGCGCGGGGACTGGCAGCGAATCATCAGCCCGACCAGGGTGTCGAGGGACGTGTTCCCACGTGCACCGGATAGGTCGCTGGGGAAGGCGTTGCCGATCTTCTACGGAGCCGTCAAGTCGCTGGAGCTGCACGTGCCTCCGTGGGACGCAGGATACTCGCGCGCGGTGCACGACATGGAACACAGCTTCGGCGGGCAGATCGGAATGCAGGTGATCCCGGTGGATAGCGGCCGCGGTGGCTCGGGGCAGCGGCAGGAGTTCTTGATCGCTGGACACGCGATCAAAAGCCACAACAGCCCGCTGACCGATCTGACGACCTACTTCATCCGCCAGGGTGACGTGCTGGTCCCGATCGAGATTCCGGCCTTCGCCGTCGCCGGGTGCTCGACCACGATCAACGTCGCCACCTTGACCACGAGCAACGACTTCTTGGCAGCAGGAGTCAAGATCGGGATGCCGCTCTCCGGCACCAACATTCCGGCCGGGACCACGGTGCTGGCGATCGCGAGCGCCACCAGCCTCACTATGAGCGCGAACGCTACGGCTACCGGGTCCGGCATCACGGTGACGTTCACAGCGACGCTGAACGGTGTGGCTGGCGCCGGATTCCAGCTCAACGACGGGTTTGCGGGCGCGAGCTGGCCGCTGACCCCGACTGGAGTTCCGACCGGGATCGCGCAGCCGGGAGATGATCTGCGATACGCAATCGACCCCAGCGACGTGAGCTTCGCAAGACTGACCTACCAACCGTCGGGGCCGTTGATCGACAAGCGCCGCGGCATCTGGTCGCTGCCAGACATCCCAACGCCAGGTGATTTGACCACCGGGATCAACAACGTCTCCCTCAGATTTGGCTACCGAAGCAGCGCCGCGCTGACCAGCTTCAAGGTCGGGATCCAGAAAATCTCACCATCCAGCTTTCAGCAAGTCAACCTGAGTCCGAGTACGACGTTGATCGGAACCTCGGTATCGCTCGGGGCGAACGATTGGGGTGCCGGCTCGATGCCGGTAACGCCATGGGCGTTCTCCGAGTGCCAGATCGTCGCTTATTGGGATCTCGCCCCAGCTCCAGGCGCCAGGGAGGACGTGTGGATTCACTTCGTCGGGTTGGAGGTGGTCTATGCGCCAAGGGCGAAGGTCTGGGCTCCGGGCTATCGCATCGCTCCAGGGAGGAAGTACCTGCCTCGCGTATGGCTGCCGGTCGCAGGAGAGCCGATCCGAACAGTCGCACCAGACACCGAGATCGACGCCGACTTCTACGGCACCTGCGAAGGCTACCAGGACGACGGGAGCGGAACCTATAGCGGCTCGGCAAGCGCATTGATCGAGAGACCGGCAGACATCGCCCACCACCTGCTCAGGAACTATGCCGGGCAGAGCGCGGCTCAGGTACAGACCGCCACCTCGACGTTCGGCAGCTTCGTGGACGCTCGTAGCGCCATCGGCACCTGGAACAGCGGGCAACTCAAGGCAGGGATGCAGATCTCAGATATCAGCGACGTGGAGACGCTGCTCAAGGATCTGGCGAGAGCGGGGCACGCTTGGGTCTACCTCGATCGCTTCACGGATAAGTGGCACTGGATTCCATGGATCAAGGGCGGGGGCACGGATTACGCGAGGAAGGTCTGGCGCGATGACATCTTCAGCTACCACGTCGAGGCGATGCCGAACACGCGAGTGCCGTCAGCCATCAGGATTCTCTACGCCTACGATGCGGCCCGACGCGAGTTCACGAAAAGCTGCTATTGCTCGACGGGCGGGTCTGGCGCCGGACACAAGTACCAGGACATCCGAGACGAGCAGGACTTCAAGGTCGTGACCGGGGTGAACGACAAGCTCGACGTGGCGACCGGCGCTGGATTGGCGACCGTGACGCTCTCGGGCGGTAGCTATGCCGATGGGCACGCGATGGCAAAGCACGTGGACGGCACGATGGAGGCAACGATCGCGGCGCAGGACTTCATGGTCTGCTACGGGGCGGTGGTCGAGGCCGGCTACAACGACAAGCTCGATTTCAACGACGGAGCGGTGAAAGCGGCCACGGTGGCGGCCGCGACCTACGCCACGATGGAGGCGCTGGCCACGGCCGTGCAGAATGCGATGAACGCCGTGAGCACGGACTGGGAATGCGTCTATTCGCGCGATACTCGCAAGACGAGGATCAACCGCCTCAGTGGCACCAAGACGCTGCTCACCGCGACCGGCGCGAACAAGGCCACGACGGCCTACACGCTGCTCGGATACAACAGCAACGCCGACGTGACCGGCGGCACCGTCGCCCAGCACTTCTCCGAGGAGGAGATGTTCCACGTGGAGTGCCTGACCAGCGCGATGGACCTGCTATTCGCCAGCGGCGCCAATGGAAGCACGCAAGCAGCACCGAAGAACTGCGCCGAGCTACTCGGGTTCAACGCCATCTACGACCGTGACGCGGCGGGAGCGCGGAGGCACTGGACCTCGGACTCGCCGAGAAACACGCTGGAAAAGACGCTCGCCGATGCGGCCGATGCTTACGGGCAGAGTCGCGAGCTGGTGATGGAACTGCGATCCGTCTACGATACCGACACGGTGAGGACGATCAGAAACCGAGTGATCGACCAGTTGCGAAACCCGCCGCTGACGATGAGGTTCACGAGCTACAGAATGCCGGACCTGCGACGCGGGGAACTGTTGAGATTTGACGATCTGGACAACTTCGGGATCTTCTACCCGAAGCAGGGATCGGATGGGCTCTGGGCTGGCAAGCGGTTCCGCGTGTTGAAGGTGCAGCAGCGCATGGGGCCTAGCTTCGAGCAGGAAATAGAGTGCGTCGAAAACGACTAGGAGGATGAAATGCCGACACGCGCAAAGCAGTCAGCGGTAGCAGTGACGTTCCCTCTCACCACGCCAGCGCAGGTGCTGATGGTGAAGAACACGCTGGGAGCCAGGGCGATACTGGTGATCCTCTCTGGCGGCGACAACGCGAACACGCTGCTCGCACTGGAGGCACGACCAAGCGCCGATGGGCTCGGGGCTCACGAAACCGGCGCGGTGCTAACGATGGTCGGGACGTTGACGGAGGCAATAAATCCAACCCGGGCCGACCCGAGGATCTTCTACTTCCACGCGGCGCTCGGGATCCCGATCCCGTACCCAAACGTATCGATCAGGGCCGCAATGAGCACCGGGCCGACGGTGGCCAACATCGAGGCGCATGTGCTCCGTGACGGCGGCTGGGAGAACCTCGACGTCACCGCCTTGGACGTAGCGTAGAGCGATGCCGGTTCTGCTCGCGACGTTGCGCGGCGCCGGGGTGCATGGCGACCAGGACGACGGGACGTTCACGTTCGAACAGACGCCTACGCTTGCGACGCCACCGACCCCGGCGAGCTACGACACGCTGCCACTCAACACCGGCAGCGTAGACAACAGCGCGGATCTCGGCACCATCACGCATCTGATCTTCTTCTGTCGGGTACGAGTCCAGAATCCGCTTGCTGGCGCTGATATCGCGGCGATCACGAACCAGCTCATCAAGTGGCAGTCGCCGAGTGGCACGCCCGACTCGGCCATCCCGGCGTCGCCTGGATTCCCGAACAACGTCTGGGCTTCTGCCCGCACGTCAGACATCACGAGCAAGCCGACCGGCGGGGCTTGGACATGGGACGCGGTGAACGGCCTGGTCCTGGTCGGTATCTCGGCGACGTTCCTGCTCGAAATCGAGCCCGTCGCCTTCTACGTCGGCGAGCTCGACCTGGCCGATGTCTGGGTCGAGATCTGGGGGGATGCGCCTGCGCCTGGCTCTCCGCTGCTCGTCAAGGTGAGCGGGAACGTCGATAAGGTCATCGGTTCTGGCATCACGGAGGACACGGTAAAGCGGTCAGGAGCGACCCAGAACGCCGGAAGAGGCGAGGTGCTGGACGTGGTACGTGTGTCCGATGCGCTCCAGCGTCCTGGTTCTGGCTATCTGACCGACCTGGGGGACCAGGTGTCGGTCTCGGCTGCGCTCGTCGCAACCGGAGGCGGCGTAGTGTCCGAGAAGGTGAACGTGGCCGGCGTCATCGTGGCCTCGCTGCCTGGCTCGGTTCTCTACGAAGAGAAAGTCGCTCGGAGCGGGTCGCTCGGAGCGCGAGGATCGGGGGTTCTGGATGACGACTGAGCGGTTGCAGCACTTCGGTGACTGGACGGTGGGCGACACGCTCAAGACGCTTGAGTACGCCTGCCTCAACGCGGACAATACGGCTTTCGATCTGACCGGGAGGACGGCCAAGCTACAAGGTCGCAGCGTTGACAACAGCACGAACAAAGTGGACCAGGCTGCCACCATCACCACGCCAGCGAACGGCAAGATCACGGTGGCGCCGGTGCTAGTTATTTCCGCCACCAAGAGCCGAGAGCTCTACGAGTGCCAGTTCGAGATCACGCGGACCAGCGACTCGAAAGTCACATTCACGGATCCGTTTACGATCGCGATCAGGAAGAGGTCGCTGTGAAGCGCGCTTTTTTGATGCTCCACCACAGCCTCACCGAGGATGGCCAGACGGTATCCTGGGGCGCGATCGAGGAGTTCCATCGATCGTGGAAGCTCGTTGAGGCGAACGGCTCGCGGCGAGCGGTATCGGAGGCCGACGCGATGCAGTCCAAGGCGCATGGGATGCGTGTCGAGTCGCCCTGGTCGGACATCGGCTACCACGCGGGCGTCGAGCTGGTGAATGGACGGTACTACGCGATGCTCGGAAGATCCGCGCACCGACAAGCCGCGGCCTGCCCGCAGGGAGACATGAACATCCTCGCGCTCCACGTCTGTTGCGTCGGAAACTACGACCTACACGTGCCGACGGACGAGATGTTGTACGTGCTCAAGAACCGCGTGCTGCTCCCGTGGATGAACCAGTTCGGGATCACGGCCGAGAAAATCGTCGGGCACCACGACTACAACGCAGCCAAGAGCTGCCCGGGGAAGCTCTTCGACATTCAGCGCATCAAGAGAATGGTCCTATAGGAATCGCGTGTTTAGAGCGTGGAGGCGCGAACTTGGAGGACGATAGAGTGGCTGTGGAGATCCAGGGCTTGAGACGCGACCTGGCGCTACACGACCAGAAGGTGGACTTCCTCGCCGGATCGCTGAAGGAAGGCCAGGAGCGCATGGCAAAAGCTGTTGAGGTGATAGAGCTTTCAGGGAGTCGGATCGCGACCGCCATCGAAACGCTCACCGAGAGAACCAATGGCGGAAAAGGCGGTGGCATCAACATCAAGCTGGACACAGCCACAGCGATCAAGCTCCTCGCTGCTATTGTGCTCGTCGCGATAGCGATGGGCGGAGGACAGCAGATCACAGCCAAGTTGTTATCGCAGGTTCTGAAATGACGCCCGTAGAACGGACTCGGCTGACGGTCGCAGGTATCGTGACGGCATGCACGTTGATCTCTGGCGCGCTCGGCTCGCTCGGCTACGGCATCATCGGACTCAACGAGAAGCTGGGGGCAAGCCGCACGCAAGTGGACTCTCTGGTGGCAAGCGACAGCATGTTGTTCGCGCAGGACTCGCTGATGTGGAAAGAGGTCAAGGCGATCAAGAGGTTCGTCGGGATGAAAGCTGGAAGCAGAGCGCCAGCGATCAGGCCATCAATCCCGAAACGTGAAGGGCTGGTGCGCCGGTTTCTCAAGGAGCTCTGGTAAGGGAGGGAACGATGGATCCAATGGCCAAGGTTCTGGAATGGCTCAACAACAAGCAGTGGGTCGCGAAGGGAGCCGGGTTACGCGTCGGAGCGGCGTTCGTGCTCATGCTGGCGTCGCTTGCGATTGGAAGCAGTGCTTCGAGCGCGGCCCCGGTCAACCCGGACGTGACGACCAGCGTGACGGTCGGCTACGATTGGGCCTCGACTAGCACAGAGAATCTCATCAACGACTACGACACGGGGCTCTCTGAGGCTTGGCGCAGCCACGCGCCGTCGCTTCTCTTCACGGCGCCCGTGAATCGAAACCTCTCGATCCAACTCGGCTTCGGCTACCTCTGGTCGCACATGGATGGGACCAGCTACGAGGTATTCGATCCGGATCGAGAAACCTGGATGTTGCTCAAGCAGACGGCGAACGTTCGCGGTGCACGCAGCAGATTGGCGGTGAAGATCTACCTCTGGTAGCGGGTCGGATCGAAGCGAGCAGGCGAGGGGGCGGATCATCTCCGCCCCCTCGATCTTTTCCGCGCGACACGAAAACAATCTCTTGCATTGCTCCGAAAACCTTGCTATTCTCAATCCATGAAAACAAACCACTCAACCCAAAACCAGGAGGATCAGATGAAACCGACCATGCGAGTTGAGTGCGCGTGTCTGGCCTACATGGTGGAACCCGGGGCGGCGTTTTACGGGGAAGGGGGCAGCGTTCACATGGAACGCCGCTGCTCGGATTGGAATGGGGCCATGCTTGGGAAGCTGGAGATTTTGGTGCGTCGAAGCTGGGTCGAGGTCAGCAACTACATCTTCCGGAGCTGGGCCGGCGAGCGAAAGAAGGATGGCGCGCCGCACTACGGCCCCGTCTACCTGGTTGGATCCGAGGAGGTGTTCAAGGACACAAGGCTTGGCAGGATGCGCGGAGAACTGGAATCCGGCCCAGATGACCGCGGGCGCTACCACTACACCCTGTCCTGGTGGGCGGACTATCATCCGGGCCACCCGGACGGAGAGAACCGCATGGCGGAGCGGTCGCAGCACTTCTTCGGAATCCCGTCAGCGAGCGTGCTTGAGTGGAAAGATGCACGAAAATAATCTCTTGAAACGTCGCGCAACGTGGTATAAGATATGAATGAATTCAGAAGCAGATCAAGCCACAAGCCAACGAAAAGGAGATCCGAGATGAGCGCAAGACGTGGCAGACCGCCCGGCACCGGCAAGAACCAGATGGCGCTTCGATTCGAGCGAATCGAAGCATCCTCCGACGGGTGCAAGTGGACGCGCGCAGACGGTCGGGTTTTGCACATGCCTTGGACGGTCGATCTTTTGTGGGCTCGGCTCTGTCAAGAGTTGGCCCACTCGGGGCTCGGCGGCGGGCAGAAGCAGATCGGAGGCCGCTGATGAGCGCAGACGCGAAGCCTACGCTGTCGTCTATGCCGGAGGGAAACGCCCACGCGAAGACCCCACTAGCACGAACGAGCATCGAGCGCGACCAGTGGCGCGAACGCGCGCTCAACGCCGAGGGACTGATGAACGCCCATGCGGAGCTAGTAGCAGCGTGCGTGCGGATCGCTGACGAAATGCAATCCGCATCCAGTGCTGGAGACTCGGTTGCGGTTGATTCACGGTGGCTCGACCGACGCATCAAAGTGCTCCGCGCCGCGCTCGCGAAAGCTCGGGGGACGACATGCTCGACAAAGAGCTGAGGGATGCGCTCGTCACAGACGAGCGCATCGACTTTCCAATCATCCGTCACCCGCTCGTCATCTCGCTCTACGACGGCGAGAGCATGGATGAGCATCTTAACGCGCTGCTCAAGTGGAAGAACGAACAGGTGCAGAAAGCGTTCGCGGAGCGTGGGTGGCGTCAGTTCATCTGGCTGCACGAGCGCCCGTACCGGTGGGACGCGCTCGCGTTGCTCGTCAACGCGCTGACGGATCGCCAGTGGTTCGAGCTGATGGGCATGGTGTGGGTGGACAGCGAGAACTTGTGGCAGGTGCAGGTGCGCTGGTTCCTCAGACAGAAACACGGGTGGGCCAGGAAGTGGCTGGGCGACGCTGATGGCGCAACGGCGGTCAAAGCTCTCCATCCACAGATGACGGTGTACCGCGGGTGCTCGAAGGGGAACGCGATCGGCTGGAGTTGGACGCTCGACCACCAGAAAGCTGAGTGGTTCGCGAAGCGGTTCGCGTTCAACGGCGAAGAGCCGACGGTGCTCCACGGGAAGATCCAGAGAGAGCGCATCATCGCCGGCATCTGGTCGCGAGGCGAAAGCGAAGTGATCTGCGACCCACTCCAGGTGAGGGTTGAGAGAGTCGAGAAGCTGGACCATAGAAAGGAGAATGTCAATGCAGAGGAAGGCCAAGAAGTACCCGATCGAGTTGCTGAAGGTCAGCGAGTTTGAGGTGCGTCTGGTGAGGGACAAGCCGACCAAGAAGGCGGCCATCAGTAGCCCGGAAGACGCCAAGCACGTTCTCATGCCGCTATGCACCTTCGACCGCGAACAGTCCTTCGTGGTCTATCTGAACGCGAGGCGTCAGGTGGTCGGCGTCGAGCTGATATCGGTTGTGCATCCGAGCGAGGTATTCAAGGGCGCGATCCTTGCCAACGCCGCGGCGATCATCGTCGCGCACACGCACCCGAGCGGATACGCTGACCCAAGCGACGAGGACAAGGCGATCACGAAGCGCCTGACCCAGGCCGGCGAGCTGCTTGGAATTGCCGTCCTCGACCACGTGATCCTGACGGTCAGAGGACAGCATTCGATGAGGGCGTGGAACCAGTTGTGACACGAAAATAAACTATTGACAGAGCGGCGAGCGTGCTCTAGGATTCCAGTGAATGGAGGTGGTGAACGAAATGCCAATCAGCGAGTCAAGGCTCCAGCGCATCAGGATGAAGAACGGCGCGAAGCAGGTCGGCGAGGTGGCGACAGCGATCAAGGCGAGCGCCGGGAACGTCAGCGCGATCGAACGCGGAGTGGTCGTGTCTGGCCTGGGGATGCTCAAGCGGCTCGCTGGGTTCTACGGACTGGAGTTCAGCGAGATCTACCGGGCTCACATGAAGGACCGCGCGGACTACCTCGAAGAGGAGCTGGCGCGGGTCAGGAAGAGAATCGCAACCGGCGGCTGAGAGTCGCCGAAAGGAGAGGAAGCCCATGACGGAGCTGGTCGTTCACAAGGGCGGATGGACCGCCACGGAAGAGGATGTGAAGGCCGCCGCGGTGCCGGTCGCGACGGCGAGCTACACGCCGGTGCCGAATTCCAGATTCATCGAGGAGGTTCGATTCAACCTGAGCCGCTTCGGACTCAAGGAGAAGCAGTCAAGGTTCGCGCTCGCGCGGGAAGGCAAGCAGTTGTTCGGCGTGCTCGACCTGACCAACGGTGCCGGGGCGTCCGACTGGTCGCTGGCGCTCGGGCTGAGAAATAGCTACGACAGCTCGATCAGCCTCGGGCTCGTGGCCGGGTCCAGGGTGTTCGTCTGCGACAACCTGGCCTTCTCGGGCGAGGTCCAGGCGAGTCGGAAGCACGCGGCGAACATCTTCCGCGACATGCCGAGCATGATCTACGGGATGCTCGACAAGTGCGTGGCTCACCGTCGGATCGTCGAGGCCGAGATCCTTGGGATGAAGGATCTGACGATCGACGACCGCACCGCCCACGACCTGATGGTGCGTGCGGTGGACAAGGACGTGGTGCCGGTCTCGACGCTCCCGCACGTTCTGAAGGAGTGGAGAGAGCCGACGTTCCCCGACTTCATGCCGCGGACCGCGTGGTCGCTGTTCAACGCGTTCACGTTCATCCAGCAGCGGCGTTCGCCGCAGTCACAGATGGATGACACGTTGCGCCTGACGCGGGTGTTCAGGGAGACCTTGAGCATCAACTGACGAAATCCGGCGCGGTGGTCTCCATCGAGGGCAGACCCAAGCCCGCAAGGGGCCGCGCATTACCAAGCGAGGTTCCACGTGGAACCGTATCACTGGAAAGCGGCCAGGGCATGCTCGCCTCCGCTCATGGACATCAAACCGGAAGAGGCGATTCGGCGTCTGCGAGATGGAGCGAGCGAGTTCTGGCGCATCGAGCACGAAGGCGGTCATCACAACAGCGACAAGCGGAGGTGCCCGCACTGCCTGCTGTCGGCGCGGATGCTAGGCGCGTCGCTGCGTTCGTTCAACCGGACAGGGAGGAAGTCGTGAGCGAGGAAAGAGGGATCCAGAGAGTCAACATGCCGGCCTGGGCACTGGAGGCCCTGGAGCCGTTCATGGGGAGAGAGGACATCAACCTCGTCCTGCCCTCAATCCCGGTGAACGCCCAGCTCGGCTTCGCGCAGGTGCCGACTGTGAGCATCGTCAGGGTCTCGCCCGACCCACAGAAGGGCGAGGTGTACAAGGTCGGAGCGCGCAAGAGCGCGGCCGGGCAATGGGAGAACCTCTACGCGCTGGGGAAGACTGCGCTCGACCGGCTGGGGTCCGCGGCCGGCGTGGTCTTCAACACGGTCAGGGTAGACAAGCGCGAAAACCCGGGCCGCTGCGAGTTCGCATGCCAGATCGCGGTGAAGAATGAGTCCGGCGTTCCAGTGATGAAGGTCTACCACAAGGAGCTGGACATCACGGTCGTCACTGAAGCCCGACGCCAGGAGCGGCAGGCGGCGAACGAGAAGGCGAAGGCTGGAGACAGGGTGTCTCCGGAGAAGCTGGAAGCCGACCTGGCGAACGAGATGGCGCAGTTCAAGAAGCACATCGTCGCCCGCTGCGAGACGGGAGCCATCAACCGCGGGATCCGTGGGCTGCTCGCGATCAAGTCGCAGTGGACCGCGACGGAGATCGGGCGGCCGTTCGTGGTGATGCGAACCGACTTCAGGCCGACGCCGGCCAACGCAGCCGAGCGCATGCTGATGCTGAAGATGGGCTATCAGTCGGCGATCCAGCCGCTCTACGGGCCGGAGATCGAAGAGACCATGCGGGCGCCACGGGCTTCGACGACATCCGAGGCGACCGTCATTCCTGACGACAACCTCGGGCACGATGACGAGGCGCCGCCTGACGACACGGAAGATCCCCCACCCGCTGCCACAGTGCCCGTCACGCCCACAACGGCCGCGCCGAAACCAACACCTCAACCTCGGGCCGACGACGAGCTCAAGGAGATGTGTGAAGAGGCGTTCAGGGCGCTGGCGATCGGACCGGCCGAGAAGGCGAAGCTGCTGGTCGCGAACGATTTCATCTACGGCAAGGTCTTCGATGCGCTGACAGAGATCGCCCACGAGCGCAGAAAGGCTGCGCCATGATGTCAGGGATCCTCCACTTCGCAGACCTGCACCTCGACGACAGCACCGAGGTCAACGCGAGCAAGGCGATGGCGCAGATGCTGGAGATCGCCCACGAGCGCAAGCCGGCCCTGATCGTGAACGCCGGCGACCTGGTGGTCAGGCGCGGCACGCTAAGGCCGTGGGTCGCTTACCAGCTCAGGCGGTTCCACAACGCGCTGGCGGACGTGGCTCCGGTTCTGGTCGTGGCTGGCAACCATGACCTGGTGGGCGACGGCGGAATCGGCGTGGCGCTGGGTGCGCTCGGCGAGACACGCCACAACATCACCGTGGTTGAGGGGAAACCGGAGGTCGTCAGGATCGCCGGGTACGAGCTCGCCTGCCTTCCGTATCCGTCCGTCGCCTGGATGCGGGCGCACGGCGAGAACGCTGGCGTAAGGATGAACGCACAGCACGCGTCGGAGCTGCTCGCGATGACGGTGAAGGTGCTCGCGGATCAGTGCCAGCCAGGTGCCATCCTCGTCTACCACGGAACGGTTGCCGGGGCGACGCTCGGCGGCGAGAGACAGATGCTGACGGGCGACGACATCATGCTGGGAAGCGGCACGGTACGGCGAGCCGACTTCTACAAGGTCTTGGCCGGGCACATCCACAAGCCGCAGGTCTTGCACGTCTCGACGCCGGAGGTCTGCGTCTACTACCCAGGATCGTCGGCGCCGCTCGGGTTCGGCGAGGACCACGAGCACGGCCTCTGGTGGCACCCGGACGACGGCGACCCGCTGTTCATCACGCTCAAGCCGGTGCACAGGTTCGTCACGATCGAGGTGAACCTGGAGAGCATGGACATGCCGCAGGCCGACGTGGAAGACGCGCTGGTTCGCGTGAAGGCCACTGCGTCCGCGTGGGCAGACGTTGGGAAGCACGTGCCGGCGATACGCGCAAACCTCAAGTCGTTCGGGGCTGCCAGCGTGCGCTTCGCGATCGAGAGGGCCGAACTGGAGATCCGGAAAGACCCGGGCGCCCCGGTGATCGAGAGAGTCGAGACCTTCACCGAGGCGCTCGGACGGTGGATCGAGCGAGAGAAGGCGCCACGCGATGCGGTGCTGGAGTTCATGGGCCAGGTCGAGCTAGGGATCCCTCCAGAAGCCAGAGCGTCCGGTGCCTACGCGCTCACGCAGGTGGGGTGCTCCGACTTCAAGAGCCTCGGCAATGGACCGTGGGTGCTCGACCTTGCGACCATGGGGAAGCTGGTTTGCATCGAGGGGCCGAACGCGAGCGGCAAGTCGAACATCACCGAGGTCGAGGCGTTCGCGCTCTGGGGCCGGCTACCGCGTGGCAGGACGAAACTCGAAGGGATCGTCAGGCGCGGGGCCTCGTCAGCGAAAGCATGGGTCGAGTTTCACGTCGCCGGCACGCAATGGAAGGTCACGAGGACGGTAGAGACGAGAGGAGCAAGCACCTACTCGACTCTGACATTGCTTGCGCGCGGAGTGGCTCCTACCACGGAATGGTTCCCGGCAGGTGGGAACAGCGCGGCCGAGACTCAGGAGAAGATTAACGCGCTGGCCGGCTCGTTCGAGCTCTACCTGTCGACGCGATACGCCGGGCAGGGCGACATCGACCGGCTGCTCAAGTTCACGCCCGCCGAAACGAAGGACGCGCTGGTCGAGGCGCTCGGGCTCGGCGTGTTCGATCTGAGGCTCGCGAAGGCCAAGGCGCTCATCACGCCGCTTACGTTCAAGATCCACGGCCTACGCGGCGAGATCGCTGGAATGGAGCAGACCGATGACGTGATGGAGGCCATGATCGAAAAAGTGAACGCTGCCCGCTTCGGTGTTGCCGCCAAGGCTGCGGCGATCGTTGAACAGGAGCTCGGGCTCGAAGGTGTGCGCGCGAAGCTGGAACGCGCGGTTGCCGCGTCGGCTGCGCAGGAAGCAGCTCGCAACGCGGCAGAGGGAAGGAAAACCAAAGCGAGCCAGGCGTACGTGGCCGCAACGGGCAGGCTGGCAAGGCTACGGGGTGAACTGGAACGAAGGAGGGCGGTCTCGGCGAAGGGGCTTCAGAACGCACTACAGGACGAGACGAACGCAGCCATGAGCTGGGCCAAAACGCTCGATGGGTACCGGCGAGGACTGATCCAGGAGCACCGCAGGGCCGAACTGGAAACGGATTCCTTGACGAAACAGTCCTCTGTGAGTCCGCCGTTCGGGGAGCAGTGCTTCGCGGCCGAGTGCGGGTTCTTGAAGTTGGCGCAGGCAGCGCGCCAACGGCTCGCAGCGGGTGTCGAGAGCAGGGCCAGCGTGATCGAGCAGGAAATAGTCGCTGCCGAAGAGGACCAGCGGAAGGGGATCGAGCTCCACGCCGCCCTGGTCGCTGAAGCGCATGCAGCCCTCGATGCGTCGGTGGGCGACGATGGCGGTCTACCGGAGGCAAATAACGAACAGGCAGCAGCCCTGGCAGAGCTCGATGCGGCGAAAGCCGAGACCGCAACGCTGGTTGACTACGGACTCGACACCCATCGCACGAGCGTGGTGCAGGGAGAGCGCGCGGTTCGCTTCGCACGCCAGGAACACGATGAGGCGATGGAGCTCCTAGTCAGGTCGAAGGCGATGGTCGAAGCAGCGATCGCCAGGAACGAGAAAGCGGAGGAGCTGAGGACGACGCTTGGACTCAAAGAGGCCGATCTTGAGGGGGCCACGTTCTACGCGAAGGCGGTGGGGCGCGAGGGGATTCCATACGACCAGATGGCGGCGGCGCTGCCATCGATCGAGCGGTGGGCGAACACGTTTCTCGGGACCGAGGAGCTGAGGGTCGAAATCGCTCCGTTCGCCGAACGGCAGAGCGGAAAGACGGCGCCAGAGGTCGTGATCTCGTACCGGAACGGCTTCGGACTTCACGGGCTATCGGCCGTCTCCGGGTACGAAGGCGTCGCGATCGGCTACGCGCTAAGGGCGGCACTGGCGCGAGTGCAGGCCGACAGCCAGGGGTTGGAGTTATCCCACTGGTACGCGGACGAGGGTTGGGGCGTGTTCGACGAGTCGAACCTGATACTCGGCCGGGACATGCTGACCAGGCTTGCAGAGCAGTTCGGACAGGTGTTCTATGTTTCACATCAGGCGCCGATCAGGGAGGTAGCTGACACACGTATCGTGATCGAACCAGACTTCGATGAAGGCAGTTCGGTGAGCGTCGTTTCATAAACGGAGGTGCGAGGATGCCCACGGTGATAGAGAGGTGGCAGGCCACGATCGAGGAAATGGCGCTGGCGACGAAATCGCTACAGGCCGCGCTCAAGCTGGCGGCGAACTCTGACGGCCCGGTCTGGCACCAGGCCGGGCTTGCGGTCGTGGCCGCCAGAATGGCGCTCGCGGCATCGCAGGACGAAGAGCGGAAGCTCTGGTCGGTGATCGACAAGCAGGGATTCGAGAAGGCGAACCAGCCAGAGGCGAAGCCGGGCGACCCGGCGCAGGTTCAGATTGAACTCGTTCCGACCACCAGCAGCGCGGGGCCAGAGCCAGAGCCGCCTTCAGCGGTTGGCAACGAAGAACCTGACGACGAGGACGAGGACGAACGCGGTAGCGAGTAAGCGAAAACATTCTCTTTGCATTCGCCGTTCTACGTGCTAGGATGGAACCTATGGCGAAACAGATATGGACGAGTTGCTACGGGAGGCTGCGCTGGATCCCGCAAGGGGTGCAGAGAGTGGTTGTGTCGCGGACCGTCCCTCAGTGGTTCGCTGAAGGCGACTTCAGCTTCACGAGGATGATGGAGCTTGCGCCCAGCAGCACGCTGCTCTGGAAGGCGAAGAATGATCCAGCCTACGACTGGAGGGCCGCATTCCTGACGGAGCTGGTCCAGCGCGACCTGGGCGCACTCTACGTCTCTCTCCCGCTCCTATGCGTGCTGCTCTGCCACGAGAAGGATTGGGAGAACTGCCACAGGAAGATCGCCTGGGATGTCTTCCACAATCGCTTCGGGTGCGTCGGTGGCGAGTGGCCTGAGCCGATCGATGAGAGGAAGACGCGTGAAACCCAAACGTCGCTGTTTGGTTGACGAGGAGGTCGCATGGGGAGACTGAAAGGCGTAGTCCGGCGCAGATGCATCGACTGCCCAGCCTACTTCTTCACCGCAGACCGCAGGCGCAAGTGCGGACCGTGCCGCCATCGGATCTTCGAGGCGAGGAAGTCAGCCAAGGCTGTGTGGGAACGCGAGCGAAACAAGGCCGCGTTATCGCTTCAACCGCCAAAGCCTGGCCGCGAGGGCTTCGCGATGATCGACGACAACGCGCGCGAGATCGACTCGGATACTCTGCTGCGCCAGATCTACGGCGGACGGAGGTTCTGCCGATGAGAGGGGCCGTGGATGTCTGCCCGGTGGCCGTGAACAAGACCATCGACAACGAGGCCGACGCGCTAGAGACTGCTGAAGGAGGCCGGACGATGACACCGCTGATTCGTAACGGGGAATGGCTGGACGCTTTGACGCTTGCGAAGGGCGGGCATCAGGAAACCACAGACGCCTATTGCGTCATGGAGGCGGTGGCTTACGTTTCCGGTGAGCCGTGGTCGGATGCACCGCGGTGCGAATGTCCGGTGATAACTGCGTTCCTCATCAACTGGAACGATTCACTGCCAGACAACGCAACCCGCGATCGACTGCTCAAGCCTCTGATCCCGCTCGTGGTGGACACGCGGCAGCACTCCGGAAGTCGAACATCGGCGGTCTCTGATGGCGCTCGACTGGTTCATCCGCGAGCACGTTCCCGCCTGGTTCGATCTCACACCGAGCCTTCAACGACACGGGGACGCGCTGCGATCCGCGAGCCAAATTGTAGACAACGAAACAGCCGCCGCTGCTGGGAAACTTGTCAATGCCGCGAGGACTGCCGCGGGGACTGCCGCGAGGGCTGCCGCGGGGACTGCCCGCGGGGACTGCCCTTACTCCTACCATCGTACGGCTCCAGCTTTCCGGAGCCACCGGGGCGGGCAGCTCGCAGCAGCCGCCGCGGTCGCGGTACTTTCATCGTCCGGCCTCCACCGCACACATGCGGCGCACCAGGGCTTGGGTCAAGTCAGCTTGGAGCCCGCGCTTTCCTTGACGCTCACGCTCTCGAAGCTGCCTCCGGGGCGCTACTTCTCCTCCGAGCTGGTGACGGTGCTCGGCGGCGCGCTCGGTGAGCGTGAAGGGGCAGCCGAGCCGCCCGATCTTCGGCTGGCTCCAGCTCGCGAAGGAGCAGCGGGAAGCATGACTGGCGAGCCGGTGAGCGAGCACCCTGTGAGAAGTCGCTCTGTGCGTGTCCACCTGCCGGTGAAAGGTGAGCGGCCATCCCGCGGCCGCAGTAGCGCATGGCGTGATCGGGAACCGGACCGGGGTGCTCGTTGGCTGGGCGCCGAGCCCGAAGGGATGGCCAGGAGGTGAAGCTCCGCAAGCGCAAGAAGAACGCGCGCCACGCCTTTTGTCGCACTTGGTTCTGGCGAGGACTCGTCTATTCGCTGTCCTGGGAGGATTTAAGGGACTGCGTCGAGATCAACCCTGATGCATGGAATACCGGCGCCGACGGCGCCGAGCCCGAGAGGAGGCCAGGAGATGAGCGGAACGAACGCGGGGACCGGGCAACCGCTGGCGTTTCGGTGCGCGAAGTGCCGGATCGAGCGACCCTATCGGCCCGGAGCCTCGGGCATCCGGTGGGGGCCGAGCTCAGGGATCAACGTCAAGCTGACGGGGCGGACGCGGCCGAAGGGACGGGTTAGCGCGCTCGGGCCGCGAATGGATCGGATCGCACGGGAGTACCGGTGTCTCGATTGCGGACATGTCGGGTGGAGTCATCATTACGATCTGGTGCGGATCGCGGGATGACGGAGGCCAGGAGATGAGAGGGTACTCTGGGGCGAAGCTGATCGAGGTGGAGGCGCGATGATCCTCAAGGCCGAGGTTCTATCCATCGAGCAGCGCGGAGATTCGGTGAGATTTATTGCGCAGGCGATCGCGGATGGACAGGCTGCGTGGCGTCCGTTTCTGAAGTTCGACTGTGAAGTGCCAGAGCATTTCGGTGCTCGATTTCACGTCGGTGACACGCTTCATATCGTGCTTAAACGAGAGCCACGCAGAAGGGCCAGCAGATGAGCGAGCCCCGCGTGACCGACCAGCAACTGACAACCTGCCTTCATCCTGACGAGCGGAGAATCGCTCCGATATGGAGCAACGCGATGATCCGCTGCGACGACCTCGCTCTTGACCTCCGAGATGCCCGCGCCCGGATCGCCGAGCTGGAAGCTGGATGGTCGATGAGCGAACTCCGCGAGGCTCGGATGCCCGGATGGGTGAGCGCAGAGCGGCTTCGTCAAGCCGAGCAGGAGCGCGACGCCGCCCGCTCCCAGGTCGCCCTGCTCAGAGAGGCGCTGCGCCCATACGCAGAGTTTTATAGTGATCCTGGCTCGCCCTGCAGGTGCTCCTCTAAGGGAAAGTGTTTCGCGCATGCGCAAGCCCAGCGAATCGCTGGGCTTCTCGCCGCCACAGACGCCGACGCGCAGACCTGTCTCGCCACCGAACTCGACGCCGCCCGCTCTCAGGTCACAACGAGGCTTGAGATCGCCAGGAAGCACCTCGCCGCCACCGACGCCGAGGTGCAGGCCTGGCTCGCCGAGCGCGAACAGCGGGTGCAAGCCGAGGAGCGGCCAAGGCGATTCAAGACGGACCTCCATACACCTGAGCCGGCCGGATGATTTCACAACAAAAAGCGTGCGCGTCGAGCGGAGCTGGATGCCATGTGCCGCCGAGTGACGATGGCTCCGCGCTGGGCAGCGCGCGCGGGAGACGACGTGAAGCACGAGTCCGAGGTCCTCAGCACGCCGATGGACAAGCGCGGCGCCGGCGCTGGGTTCCCCGGTGAAGGCTACGGACGCAACAAACGCGGGTTTGAGTACTCGCCTGGACGAGCTCCGCTCTGGAACGCCACCCCAGCGGCCGACTTCCAGCCAGCGCCGGTCTGGGGTGCGTTCCCGAAGGGATTCGTCGGCTACGCGCTTGCCGCACTCCGCTGCCCGCCGACCGAGATTCTCCACGTATGCTCTGGGATGCTCACGACCGCCGAGGTCCGGGGTGGGCTCAGGATCGACATGCGCTTAGCCGCGCGCCCAGACATACAGGCCGACGGGCGCTGCCTGCCGTTCCGTGACAGTGCGTTCTCTGGCGTGCTCATCGATCCACCGTATTCCACCGAGTACGCCCGAGAGCTCTACGCCACCGACTATCCACGGCCGAGCCATCTACTGAACGAGGCCGCGCGCGTCCTTAGGCCAGGTGGTCGCGTTGGGTTCATTCACTTCCTGGTGCCGATGGTTGGCCGGTCCAAGCTCCGATTCGAGCGCGTCCTTGGCGTCACTCAGGGCTGCGGCTACCGGATTCGCGCGTTCACCTTGTTCGTGAAGCGCGGCGCAGACCTGTTCACGGAGGACGGGTGTTCAAGGGGGTAGTCTGCGGCGGAGCGCGAGAGATCATTGCCGCGTACTCGAAAGAGGTCGGATTCCCTCGGCGGGTGCGCGTCCTCACCGCGAGCGCCGACCGTTCCGTGAACTGGTGCTCGCCGGTGAGTCTGCTGCGGCCTGGCCGACGTCGGGCGAGATGTAGAGCTGTCTTAGGTAGTTCGCCTCATTGAACCCGATTTCGTGCACCGCCCTTCATGCGCAACGTCGTCTCGATCGAGAAGTTCCCCGAGCAGACGCAATGGTCATACGCCGTGACGGTGGACGAGCTGCTCATCGGCGTCCCTGATGTTCCAGGCGTGGCGGCTGTTTCCGGTGATGGTGGGCGGATCTGACGAGATCCAGAGGACGATCTACATTCGAGGAAGAAGGAAGGTGGGCTGTTCAAGCTCAACTACATCGCCGACGCAGGAGGCTGGACGCTCCAGGAGGGAATAGAGCAATGGACGAAAAGGTTCGCAGCGAGAGGAGAACGCATGGGCAAGGATGGAGCAGCCAGGTGATCGCGGCGTTGCAGCACGGCGCGAAGCTGAAGGTGCTCCAGTTCACGAGCACGCCGATCTGGGCGGCCGATCGGCTCAAAGCCACCGGGCGCAGATCTTCATGGAGGTGCAGGCCGAGGATCCGATCCCGCAGGGATCGACAGAGATTCATCAGGCGGAGCTGTCTCGCAGGGCAGCAGTGACCCTGCGAGAGCTGCGAGAGGAATGGGGCAATCTGGCGGCGGAGATCAGGAGAGCGATCAAGCCCAGGAGGGGCGAGCTACAGAACGGTCCAAACCACGTGGCCGCCGCCGAGAGTCACGGGTGAAGGGGAGGAAGCTCTTCGGGCGATCAGCCGCGCGCTCTACGGCGAAAGCGCAAAGAGATCCGGCTCTCGGACCCCAAGGCGCTCTCCAGCTCACGGACAACATCAAGGCGGACGGCCGGCCCTACCGGCGCAGTACGGACGGGAGCTACTACGGGCCGTGGGCGGGTTGGCGCAAGATTCCGGAGCCACCCCCGCACCCTTTGGCCTAAGATTTTGTGCTGGTTAACTGGTCGCAGGGTAGGATTCGACCACGAGCACTCGCGTGGAAGCCAGATTTCGCCCCCCAAGGACTGGTCGGGCATAGACTCTAGGGCAACCCAATGGAGCAACAACCGAGCATGGAAGCCCAACCATTCGATGACGGAATCGAGATCCTCCAGCTCATCCAGGGGGACGCGATCGCGATGAAGATGATCCTCACCTGGCGCAAGGTCTGGGACGCGCCGGAGCGGTCGCGAATGCGTCAGTGGGCCGACCTGACCTGTCTGCCGGTTGCCGAGCTGAAGGACCGCTACCGTATGCTAACCGAGTCGGGGATCATCCGCCCAGACGGCACCGTCCACCCGTTTGCGATGACCATTATCAGGGTCGAGTTCCTCCAGTCGCTGCCGGCCTCGGTGCGCGAGGCGGTGCAAAGGTGAACGGGAAAGCATGCTGGCCAAGCGAGAAACCACGCCACGCAAACGGAGGGAACCTACGTGTACGGCAAGATATTCGCTAGCTTGTGGTCTGGTTCTATGCGTGGAAACAGCAATGCGCAACTCGTCTTTGTTTACCTCCTCGCTCACTCGGACAAAGACGGCTTGGTGAACATCGTTCCAGCGAGGATTGCCGGCGATACCGGGATGGCGCTGGCTGACGTGTTACGCACGCTTGTAGAGCTTGAAAACGAGGATGATGAAAGCAGGACGCCGGACGAGGGAGGGAGGAGAATAGTCCGCCTCGACGCTCATAGAACGTGGGGCTGGCAGATCGTAAACCACGCTCGATATAGGGACATACGACGCGAGGAGGACCGAAGAATCCAGAACCGAGACGCCAAGCGCAGGGAACGCGAGAAGTCAGCATTGGTCAGCATTGGTCAGCACAAGTCAGCGTTGTCAGCCAATACAGAGACAGATACAGAGGCAGAGACAGAGGAAGAGGCAACAGAGAAGACTGCTTCTTCTTCGCTACGCTCAGAAGAAGCGCGGCGGTCAGCAAATGTCAGCAAGGCCAGAGACATCGTTCAAGGCATTGCCGTTCACAAAAGCGTAACGAAACGAGACGGAAGCGAAGATGAGCGGCCGCGGCTCTGGGAGATCGCGAAGGCCAACGCCTCGCCTGAGAACAGCGCCGGAGAGCTGATGGCCGCCTGCGCCTGGCTCTGGAAGAACGTGACGCACGACTTCGCGGTGATCGAGCAAGCGATCGCCAAGGCCAGGACGGCGAAGAACCTGTTCGCCTACTTGCAGCGCGATGGGCCGGCGGTGTACGCGACGGTGGGCGAGGTGGCGGTGGCTCGGGGAGAGGCAGAGCGGCATCTGAACGCCGACGCGGACCGGGCGTTCCTGGGGGCAGCCAGAGAGCTGGAGACGACAAGCAGGGAGGACGGGCGCGATGCCAGCAGCGAAGAGCAGGGATGACTTGGTACGGTTGTTCTGGTCAAAGTTTCTGAGGGAGTCGACGAAGAACGACGGACAGATCACCGGCTGGCGGTTCTGGTGGGACCGGGCGACCGACGACGCGCGGCGGATCGCCGTGTACCATGAGGCGCTGGCGCTGAAAGACGGCACCGAGGAAGGCGTGGCGCGCGAGGCCGACGCGCTACACGAATCGCTCAAGCACGCGAAGCCGAGAGAGGCGAACGCGCTGTTCGGAGACTGGTGATGATGACAGAAACCTGGATCGCGTCGACGCCGCAGCGCATCGTTCTCCGGCACAACGGGAAGTACATCGAGCTGCCAACGCTGGACCGCGAGGTGCACCGAGTCATCAAGATCGCGATGAACGCAAAGCCAGAAGAGTACGTCCGCCGCGCGGCCGCTGGTGAGCTGATCAGGATCGCGACCTTCGAGGTGGACGAGGACATGACCGCGATCCACGGTGGCGGCGCGATCGTGTTCTACGCTATGCTGCACGAGAGGGATGAGCTGGCCCCCGTCGCGCCGCCAGGCAAGCGGTGGGCCATGCAGCCGACCAAGGAGGTCAAGGTATGGCGCTAATCCTGACGCGAAAGTTCGGCCAGAGCATCATCATTGGCGGCAACGTCAAGGTGACGGTGTACAGCAAGGGCAGCAACGAGCACGGCCAGGTGAAGGTCGCGATCGAGGCGCCGCCAGAGGTGCCGATCATTCGCGAAGAGCTACGGCAGCGAGACGCTGGGCAGAAGTAACAGTCCGAGGTCGCACGACGAGGTCTTCGCCGCGCTCATACGGGACCCCTTCGCTGGAAAGACCGGCTGTCCAGCAGCGGGCGCGACGCGCGATGCTCAGCGATCAAGTGTGCGACTCCTCAAAGTTTCTCGTGTTCGGAAAAGAGAGCGTGTGGGGAACCAATCCAAACCCGAGGAAGGGAGGCACTGTGTACCGTTACGAAGAGCACCGCGAGTGGCTGGCGTCTCGGGAGGGAGTTGTTGCGGTTGGCGAGGCGCTGGCGAACATCGAGAAGGTGATGGTGCCAGCCGGATGCGCGATGATGCACGCAATCTGTCCGAGCACGGGAAGCACGGACACGATGCTCGCCAGCATAGACCGCTGTGTTGAGATGGGCGTCATCTACGAGGTCCAGCAGATGAGAACGCCGGCTGGGCAGCACCGCATCTTCGCGAAGGTCGCGACGCCATGACGGTCAAGCGAATCTGTTGCCCGATGGTCGTTGTCGAGCACGTCGTCCCAAGGATTCTAGCCGGGACGCCTGCGGCGCGCGACGACGAGAAGAGAAGGCTCGTGGTGATGAAGACCAAAGGAGCGGACTATGGGAGCGCGAGCGGGATCATGCACGTTGACGACGCGGCGAGCTTCCCGGTCGGCAGACTGATTCGCGTGACGTTCGAGCCCACCGCGCCTGGGATGGGTTTTTATGATCGCGAGCTCGAACCGTGAGCCGGCTGGGCGAGGGTCATGGATAAGCAGGGCGTCTGTGAAGGATTCATGGCGGTGGCGGAGGATGTTGGGCCGCAAGTCGGGCGATGTGCTCAAGGGGAAGACGCACGACCCGATCCACTGCGCGGTGCTGTACAACGGCTGGCTCGCTGGAGTGTTCAGTCCTGCCGGCGGATGGATCGCGGCAGGTGAAGGCGCCAACGAGAACACGTTCATCGCTGCGTGCAAGGCGCAGTTTCCAAAGGAGGGATGATGATGAGACGAATCGTGGCAGTGCTGGGCACTGTTCTGGCCGCCGTGTTGGTCATCACTAACGCGCGCGCCGACATCCTAAACGTCTCCGGAACGTCGCCGGAGTTCAACAACGACAGCCTGGGAACGTGCACGGCGCCGATCTTGAGGACGGCGACCAGTTCGCAGATGGTGCACGCGCGCGTCGTCCGCCTGGCGCGCGAGGACTCGGTGTTCGTCGCCTTCCCGGCGTCGCCGTTCAACGTGCTCTTTGTCGGCATGCCTCCCGACACCTACACGGTGCGTGTGTGGGCATCGACCGCGGCTCGACCGACTCAGGTCGGGTGCGACACGCTGAAGCTCTACACGCTGCACGGGCGCCCGTGGAAGGTAAAAAGCCTGCCCTGACGCCGAAGTGGTACGACGCTCAGGGTAGGATCGCCGACACCACGCGAGCGGGGATCTACTTCTCGAATGGTCGGCGCAAAGCGGTCAGGTGAAACGAGAGGAGGTGTTGTGAAAGCGATTCTCGCGTTGATGCTGCTCATCTGGCACCAGCAGACCTCATGCTGGCCGCCGACCTCGGCGCGTTGCGACACGACCAAAGGCAAAGTAGCAGAAGAAGCGGCCCTGCCTGAACGGCGGGGATCAGACCGGCCGATCAAGGCGAACGGACTGCGGCGAGCGGTAGAAGGTCCAGAATCGCAGGCGGCACCGCGCAAGTTCGAGAGCTTCGCGACGGTCGAAGCGGCTGAAGCCTGGCTGGCGTCACGAAGGAACTGAGCAAAGGCCCATGCTCACACCCGCCTCGCTGGAGGAGCTGAAGCGTTCTCGGAAGAAGCCGCACAAGTACCATGTGGCGGATCCCGAGAAGCGCACGTTCATGGGGGTCGTCTACCACAGTGCGGCGGAAGCAAGCTACGCACGGACCCTGGAGCTCGCCCGGATGTCTGGCGAGCTCCGATCCGTCGAGAGACAGCACCGATTGCCGATCAGGATCAACGGCTCACGGTTGATGACGGTCGTGATTGACTTCAAGGTGATCGACCGGAACAGCGCGGAGCGGTGGATCGAAGTGAAGGGCAAGGAGACCGATCGCTGGCGGCTGAATCTCCGGGCGCTCAGGATCTGCTACCCGGAGGTGTTCGCCAAGCTGGAGGTGATTCGAGGATGAAGCTCGCGACCAAGATCGGCAAGGACGGCAACCAGATTGCGTTTGCGATCATGCTCACGCCGAAGGACAAGGAAAACATCGCTTCGATGGCCGAGGACGCCACGATCTACTGCACGTTCTACGACGACCAGGATCCGGCGGAGATCGCGGAGATCGAGGACT